TGTTAAAAATATTCTTTCATTTTTTGCAGCTTCCGATGGTATTGTAAATGAAAACCTTGCCGAGAATTTCCTAAAGGAAGTTCAATATCCTGAGGCAAAATTCTTCTATGGATTTCAATTAATGATGGAGAATATTCACTCATTAATGTATTCGTTATTAATCGATACTTACGTTTCAAGTCCGAAAGAAAAGGATGAATGTTTTAATGCTATCGAAAGATTACCTGCGGTTAAGAAAAAAGCGGAATGGGCTCTTAATTGGATTGAGAACGCATCTTTTCAGGAGAGACTTGTCGCTTTTGCGGCTGTTGAAGGTATTTTCTTTTCAGGGTCATTTTGTTCTATCTTTTGGTTGAAATCAAGAGGTTTAATGCAAGGTTTATGTAATGCCAATTCTTTAATTTTTAAAGATGAAAACTTACATTGTGATTTTGCCATTCATTTATTAAACAACCATATACAAGATAGACCGACAGAAAAAAGAATTAAAGAAATTCTACTTTCGGCGTTAGAAATCGAAAAAGAATTCATTACCGAATCTTTACCTGTATCTTTAATTGGTATGAACTCTAATTTAATGAAACAATATTTGGAATTCGTTGTAGATGGATTGTTAGTTAAACTTGGATGTAAAAAACAATTTAATGTTGAACAACCTTTTAAATTTATGGAACAAATTGCGGTTGAAACCAAGGGTAATTTCTTTGAATCGAGAACGGTTGAATATCAAAAAGCGAAGTTGAATGAAACGATTTCATTCACTGATGATTTTTAATTAAAATTTAAATATTATGTCACTAAAAATTAAAAAAAGAAGTGGGGATAAAGTATCTTTTAATCCACAAAAAATATACAGTAGAGTTAAACGAGCGTCAAAAGGGTTAAATATTAATTCTGATGAGATTTTCATTAAAGTAATAACTTCGGTACCAACTGAAGGTTCGGTTACGACTAAAGAATTGGATAAATTAATTTATGAAATTGCTGCCTCATATACTGGTAGTCATCATGATTATTCTAGACTTGCGTCATCAGTCGCTATTTCATCTTACCATAAAGAAACCGATGAAAGTTTTTCAAATACAATGAAACGACTTTATTCAGATGGTATTATCAATGAAGTACTAATTGAAATAATTAATAGGTATGGTTCAGAAAACATTGATTCAATCATCAATCATGAAAATGATTATAATTTTGATTATTTTGCTTGGCGTTCTTTACAAGAAATGTATTTGTTAAAAACACCTAATGGTGTTTCAATCGAAAGACCCCAACACATGTACATGAGAGTTGCTCTTTGGGTTACGAAAAATTTTGAAGATGCGGTTGAATATTACAATTCGTTATCAAAACAATTAATTTCTCCCGCAACACCAATTATGATTAATGCAGGAACTAAAGTACCTCAATTAGCGTCTTGTGTTCTTCATTATAACAATTCAGACTCAAGAGAAGGTTTATTGAGTACTATGAGAGACATCTCAACATATTCATCCGACGCTGCGGGTATTGGATTGTCAATGTCAAATATCAGAAGTAAAGAAAGTAGGATTAGTACTTCAGGTGGATACGCAGGTGGTTTATTAAAATATTTGAAAATCGTTAACGAGTCTTTACGATTCTTTAACCAACAAGGTCGTAGACCAGGTAGTGCTGCGATTTATTTGGAACCTTGGCACAAAGACATTATTGATTTATTGGAGATTAAAAAGAACACAGGTGCTGAAGAATTAAGGGCTCGTGATTTATTTACCGCTTTGTGGTTGCCAGATAATTTTATGAGAGCGGTTGAGAAAAACGAAGAGTGGTATTTATTCTGTCCTAACGACATTATTAAAGCGGGTATTAAACCACTTCAAGAATGTTATGGTGAAGAATATGAATCCAATTATAATAAGGCGGTTTCTTTAGGTTTAGGTAAAAAAGTGAACGCTCAAAAAATTTGGATGAAAATTATTGAATCTCAAATAGAAACTGGTGTTCCATATTTGTTGGCTAAAGATAATGTAAATAATAAGAGTAATCATAAAAATATTGGTATTGTTAAACAATCGAACTTATGTGCTGAGATTGTACAATATACTGACGAAGAGACTACCGCGATTTGTACCTTATCATCAATGGTACTTAAAAACTTTATTCGTGATGGTAAATTTGATTTTAATTTACTTTATGAGGAGACAAGAAAAGTTGTTAGAGCGTTAAATAAAGTTGTTGATGTTAATAACTATTCTACTGAGAAAGGTAGAAAAGGTGGTATGGAACAAAGAGCAATCGCGATTGGTACTCAAGGACTTGCAGATGTGTTTTATTTGTTGGATTATATTTTCACCTCCGATGAAGCTCGTCAATTAAACAAGGATATCTTTGAAACTATATACTATGCAGCGATTAGTGAAAGTAATGAGTTATGTGAAACAGAACAGTACAAACCATATAAATTCTTTGATGGGTCACCAATTTCACAAGGTATTTTTCAATTTGATATGTGGGGGCTCAAAGAAGATGAACTTTCAGGATTTTGGGATTGGAATCAATTAAAGAAAGATGTTGCTAAATGGGGTGTGTGTAATTCTTTGTTTACTGCACAAATGCCCGTTGCGTCTTCGGCTAAAATTACAGGTTCTTATGAAATGACAGAGCCTGCACATTCGGCTATTTTTAACAGAAGAGTTGTTGGGGGTGAGATTATGATTGTTAACAAATATTTAATTAATGATTTTGAAAAGATTGGTATTTGGTGTGAAGACCTAAAGAATGAAATTATCATGAATGAAGGTTCAATTCAAAACATTAATTTCAATAACTATCTTGACCCTGAAGACAAAAACTATAACAAAAAAGTTAAAAGGATTGAACATTTAATTCCAAAATATAGAACTATTTGGGAAATTTCACAAAGAGAGTTAATTGACATGGCGGCAGACAGAGCACCCTTTATAGACCAAACACAATCTATGAATATCTATATGGGTAACCCAACTCTTTCAAAAATAACCTCGTCACATTTTTACTCTTGGAGAAAAGGTTTAAAAACTATGTGTTACTATGTTAGAACAAAAGCAATCTCAACAGGAGCAAAACACTTGGCGGTTGATATTTCTAAAATAGAAAAACCAAAACCAACACCCCAACCACCAAAAGTTGATTACTCAGAACTTAATTTACCTCAAAAACCAACAAACTCGGAATTTGAGTGTTTTGGGTGTTCCTCTTAAATAATAATTTATCCGATGTGTTATCCCGAGCTAGGTCGGGATTTTTTATTTTATATGTATTTAAAAGAAATAATATAAATGTATATTTATTGTTATGGCTGATGGTAAAACATATGGTATAAATTTTCCTTTTAGAGATTCATTTACTGGAACTTATTTTGACTTGTCCGAACTTAATGATGAGGAGATTAGAACCGATTTAATACATTTAATTTTAACTAGAAAAGGTAGTAGGTATTTTTTACCTGATTTTGGAACAAGATTATATGAATATATATTTGAACCTTTAGATGGTCCTACTTTTTCTGAAATTTCGGCAGAAATTAGGTCAGCGGTAGAAACTTATATGCCAGGTATAACTATAACTAACATCAGTGTTAACGCGGCATCTGAAGGTGAAGAAGATAAGGGTACATATATTGACAATAACGATAATAGAGTTTATAGGGTACCAGGTATTGGTACTATGGAACATACCGCTAAAGTTAAAATTGATTATACAATAACCGATAGTGCTTTGGAATCTTCAGATTTTATAATATTAAATATTTAATAATATATGGCTAACAAAAAAATATCATATACAGCAAGAGACTTTCAATCAATTAGGACTGAGTTAATAAATTTTACAAGAACTTATTATCCTGAAGTCATTGATAACTTTAATGACGCTTCGGTTTTTTCAGTTTTAATGGATTTAAACGCCGCGGTAACTGATAACCTACAATTCAATATAGATAGGAGTATACAAGAAACCGTATTACAGTACGCTCAACAAAAATCATCAATTTATAATATTGCTAGAACATACGGATTAAAAGTTCCTGGTATGAGACCTTCCGTGGCTTTAGTTGATTTTTCAATAACAGTACCCGCTTTTGGTGATAAAGAAGATATTAGATATTGTGGTATATTGAGGAGAGGTTCACAAGTTAATGGTGGAGGTCAAACATTTGAAACCGTATATGATATTGATTTTGCATCCCCAATTGGTGGTGATGGGTTTCCTAACAGGTTAAAAATACCAAATTTTGATGCTAACAACAAACTACTTAACTATACCATAGTTAAAAGAGAAACTGTGGTTAATGGAACAACAAAAGTTTTTAAAAGAGTTATTACACCTGTTGATGTTAGACCATTTTTAGAAATATTTTTACCTGAAAAAAATGTATTAGGGGTAACAAGTGTATTACTTAAAGACGGTACTCAGTACGCAAATGTACCAACAACACAAGAATTTTTAGGGTTGGATAATAGATGGTATGAAGTAAAAGCTTTGGCTGAAAGTAGAGTATTTGTTGAAGACCCAACAAAAGTATCGGATTCACCTGGTATTAAAGTTGGTAGATATATTGAAACTAACGATAAGTTTATAACTGAGTATACTCCCGAAGGTTTTATGAAAATGACTTTTGGTGGTGGTAGCCAATCTGCTGATGAACAATTAAGAGAATTTGCCAGAAACGGATTCTCATTAAACTTGAATAAATATTCAAATAATTTTGCGTTAGGTAGTGTTTTAAAGGCAAACTCAACATTATTTGTTCAATATAGAATTGGTGGTGGAACCGCATCTAATTTAGGTGTTAATGTAATAACACAAATTGGTACAATTTCATTTTTTGTTAATGGACCTTCAGAATCTGTTAATACATCAGTTACTAGGTCGTTAAGATGTACTAACGTGACCGCAGCAATTGGTGGTGCTAATTTCCCAACAACAGAAGAAGTTAGAAATTTGGTATCATTTAATTTTTCAGCACAAAACAGAGCGGTAACCGTTAATGATTATGATTCATTAATTAGAACAATGCCATCACAATTCGGAGCACCCGCTAAAGTTGCGATAACCGAGGAAAATAATAAGATTAAAATTCAAATGTTATCTTATGATGAGGCAGGTTCATTGACCGAAATAGTTTCAAATACTCTTAAAAATAATGTTGCAAATTATTTGTCTAACTATAGAATGATAAATGACTACATATCAATTGAAACTGCTAACGTTATTGATTTAGGGATAACCATTGATGTTGTTTTGGATAACAGTCAAAATCAGGGCACTGTAATATCGCAAATTATTAATATTGTTAGTGAATTTTTTAGCCCATTAAATAGACAAATGGGTGAAAACGTATTTGTTTCTGAACTGAGAAGGTTGATTCAAAGTGAGAACGGTGTTATTGCTTTATCTGATATGTTATTCTTTAATAAAGTAGGTGGTCAGTATTCTTCATCTCAAACATCTCAAAGATATGTCGACAATGAAACAAGACAAATTGAATTAATTGATGATACAATATTCGCCCAACCAAATCAAACATATCAAGTTAGATACCCTAATAAAGATATAAACGTTAGGGTTAAAAATCTTAAGACGGTTAATTTCTCTTGATAATTTATTTTATCTAAAAATGATTTATCTTTTAAAAATAGGTTATAAACTATTTATCATAAAAGATTATCATGTCGAATTCATACAGAATAAGAACTAAGCCAGGTGTTGACAGTTCAATTAAAGTTTTAATTGACCAAGAGTTTGAATACTTAGAAATTTTATCATTAAAAATATTACAAAGTCAAATTTATACGAGACAATGCTCCGATTATGGGGTTATTGTTGGTAGGGTTAGTGTTAATAATGGTTTTGGTATCCCTAATGCTAAAGTATCTGTTTTTATTCCATTAGATTCTATTGATGAAGATAATCCTATAGTTTCTGACATATATCCTTATAAAACCCTTACAGATTTAAATGATGATGGTTATAGATATAATTTATTACCATACAAACAACAACATTCAGGTCACGCACCAACAGGTACCTTTTTTACTAGACAAGATGTTTTAACGAACCCAACTTTAATTCAAGTGTATGATAAGTATTTTAAATACACTGCGGTTACAAACGAAAGTGGTGACTACATGATTTTTGGTGTTCCTGTTGGTTCACAAACCGTTGTTGTTGATGTTGATTTATCTGACATTGGTGAATTTTCTTTATCACCTCAAGATTTGGTCAGAATGGGTATTGCAACGGAAAAACAAGTCTCAGGTACAAAATTTAAAACATCAACAAACCTAAGAGAATTACCACAAATTATAAACATTAACAGAACTATTGAAGTTGACCCCTTATGGGGTCAACCTGAAATATGTAATTTAGGTATAACAAGAACTGACTTTGATTTAAGTAGTGAAGCCAATATTGATATTAGACCAACTGCCATTTTTATGGGGTCTTTAATTTCAAGTAGTGACGATGCATTTTTAAAAAGAAATTGTAAGGCGGTGTCAAAATCGGGTACACTATGTGATTTGGTTGCGGGACCTGGTGAGATATTGGCGATAAGACAAACAATACAAAAAGATATTGCGGGTAGACCTTTATTGGAACTATTTGATTTAGAACAAGGGGGTCAAGTTATTGACGATAATGGGGCTTGGTTAATTGATTTACCAATGAATTTGGATTATGTGGTAACCAACGAATTTGGTGAACAAGTGTTATCTGACGACCCTGAAGTTGGAATACCCACAAAGGCTAAATATAGATTTAAAGTTAAGTGGAATCAATCCCCCTCATTAACCGCCGACCCTGTAAAACGAGGGTATTATTTGGTACCAAATATTAAAGAGTATGGCTGGACGATAGATAACGGAGATAGAATAGACCCTA